TGTATTGTGCGCTAGAAATTGTCATTTTATGATCCTTTTGTTAGTTCTTATTTTTTAGGTGTTGCATATCCAAAGACACCGGCAAGGATTGCCCATAACACGGCGCGGTAATCAAGTGAGAAGTTGCTTGCAGCCCAAGCTGACAAGAACGCACCTGCGGTTAGAAATACTGGGTGTTTCATTTGTTTGCTCCTAACATAGGTATTTCAAAAAAAGAACCATCCGTGTCAGCCTTACCTTTATTGAAGGAGACGTGGATATGGCTGGTGTGTGGGTTTGACCCACTGTATCTACGCCACTTCCAATTAAGGATTCGGCTAGAAATTTTGTGGTTATGAATGACATAAGATATTCGTTTAGCAGGGTCAGATTTCGCATATGCACGAATTTGATTTGCCAGGTAGATACTTTCAGACTTGTGCTTTGTGAGGTCTGAGTCAATGTCAAGGGCACGAACCCAGCCAGCAGCATCAGGCGTATGATCTGATTTACTGTCATGCTTAGCGTCTCCAATCCAACCGTCAGTTCTACGGTCGCGGTCTGGATACGTGTCATCTATTTGTTCGCGCAGCTGTATTGCGCTTTTACTCAGGCGCGGCTTCATCTACAACCTTTGAGGCTTTGACTGGCTTCTGTTCTTCTAGCCAAGCCAAGTATTCAGGGTTATTCTCTGTGCAAGTAACGCGGCATTTGCCGTCATCATCTATGCGAGCATAAATCTTAATGCCATCTTCAGTTGTGTTTAATAATTCGTATTTCATTATAGTTCAGCACTCCATCCTAAATAAGCATTGGTGTTTATATTTCGCCCCATTGCTGCATAACCAGCAGTTAAACCAGAAGCAACAGGAAGGCTAATTACACCCTGAACTTGCGTTGCTTGTTCATAAGTTGGAACTGCGTTGCAAGTTACATTCACCCCTGCAAAAACTGAATAATCTCCAGCCGTTCCAGATTGTTCTAAAGCAGTTGGAGTAGTGCGAAGTGTTACTGGAAAAGGAATTGCAATTTGTGCGTTAGTTGTAAGGTTAGCAATCCCTACGCCAAACCTTCTTGTGTTAGCATCAAAAGTTAATCTGAAGTAATACCTTTGGCACGCAGCCAATTCACCTTGTTTAGTTCCGGTTGCGGTTTGGAAAGCAGATGCGGTTGAACCTTCTTCTAGTTGCACGCCCCAAATTTGGAAAGTATTTGATTGAATTCCAAGTGTGCCAGTTGTTGAATCATAAGTTGATCCTGCGGAAACTACTAATCCGATGTTTAAGTAATCAGTCCCAGCAGTTGTTCCTAATGTTTTGCCGCTGATGCTTGGTATTGAAACAGTAAAAGAATATCTAGCCCAAGATGTTGTAATGGCTTGTTTAGCAGTAGTAGCATTAAATATAACGTTTGCAGATGGTGAACCACCTGTTCCAAAAGATTGAACAAAACGTGGAGCAATAGATGGTGTTCCACTTGTTGCTTTAGCCCAAAATGAAAGAGTTGCAGTTTGACCTGCTAAAGTTCTTACACTTTCAATTCTTTGAGTTAAAGCAGAAAGAATGTCAGATGTTGATTGTCCTGTTGTAACGACTTGAGCAAAATTTGTTCCTTCATAACCAGCAACAGGAGCAGTGCCTAATGTAAAAGTTTGTGTAGAATAAGTAACAGTTCCGCTAGTTCCATTTACGCTAATGAACCATCTATCGTGTCCATATACGCTAGTCGTTACGCTTGTGAATTGTCTCTGGTTTATACCAAAATCACCGTTAATAATTGCGTTCTTGCCAGCGGCATATTGAGCAGATTCAAGCAGGTTAACTGTGCCTGAGAGATCGTTCATATTAGCAGCGGACAGCACATCGCCTGTGGCGTAGTCCACCTTAGTTGGGAATCCGACAGCCATTTATTTCTCCTTAGTAAGACAGAACGGAAGTCCCTAGGATTCCGTATAGGGTAGAGTTTAGCAAAAATCCATCAACAATGGGTTCACTTGTGGTAAAGGTAGTGTTCCAAGTTGATGGGGTAATTTCGTGTTGAACGCCCATACATTGCAGGGTCTTTTCAATAATAGTGCCATCCTGTGCCACATTCTTAATGGCGATGGTGTCAAAAAAATCTATGGTCAAGGCTGCGGTTGTAGCAGCTGCATCATCCACGTTTAGATCAAGGGTAATAGCGTCAATCCGGATTGTGGTCTCAGCTCTAGTTGCCACGTATATCTTTGCCACGTCTAGCACCTGGGCATCGGTCTGAAGCATCAAATCTGTGTAGTTAATTGAGTGTGGGAAGTATTTGGCTATTGAGTCAAGGTTCTCTGAGGTCTGAGCAGTGCCACCTGTGCGTGTAAAGGATGACTGGTTAATTATCAATTTATCATCAAACGCAAAAACTACATTTTTGTAGCCAATCCCCGAGCTGTCATTGGCAAAGTTTGTAGGATTTTGCCCTGACTTGCTTTGAACGTAAGCGCGAGAACGAAATACTGAATTGCCAGACACGTCAAAGTAGAACGCGCCCTGCTCACAGAATTCTAGGTTTTTAATGGCTTGAAGGGCTGTGCGGGATGTGCCTGGGTCAGCCAATACTGTTGCTGAGCCTGTTTCGATTGTGCGCATTGAGGTAGGCCAGCCCACTTGGTTTAGCACATCTGTAACACGGCTGCTTGTGGTTTCGCCAGCGGTAGCACCTGCCACGCTTGTGATATTAGCCTGAGCGAATAGACGAAAAGCATCTACTAGTTCAATGTCTACAAACCCGATTTCCATGTCTTTCGGGTAGGTGTAGTTGTAAGAAATTGTGTAGCCTGAAAATAGGAATGAGTCATTGCCAGCAATACGCATCTTGCGTAGAGGTATCAACTTGCCAAAGTATGGGGAAGCAGGGTTCTGTGGATTCCACGCACCTGTAGGGTCATAGATACGCACTGAGGCTGTGCCTGCTTGGAATTGGTCTTGCAATAGGTCATAGCCACGGTTGATTCTTATGAGTCCTACTTGGTCAGATATATCAACAATATCTGCCGCGTTCTCGCCTAAACGGTCTGTGCCTAAGATTCCGTGTGCAGGGTCTCCTAAAGTAAAGCTGTAGCCAAATACCGGGCCATTGCTAAAGTCAAAGAGAACGCTGACGACTGGAAGGGTCATTTAGCCGCCGTAATTAAAGAACCCGTTGCGGTTCACGGTTGATGAAGAACCATTGGCATTAGCCTTTACAACCTCAGCATTTATCAGTTGAGAGGCTTTCGGATCAAGTGTAATTCTAATTTCTTGTGTGTTATTAGCAGCCGGGCCAAAGCCTGCAAAACCTGATGGAAGTGTAATTCCCCCTACTGTTGAGAATGATTTTCTTTCTCCCGTTGCTGCATTTAAGTAAGCAAGTTCATCTGTGATATTTGAGAATGATTTTCTTTCTCCCGTTGCTGCTGGCATTGAAGGAACTGCAACTTTAGGCGCACCAAGTTTAGCAAGTTCATCTCTAATGTCTCTAACGGCCTTGAGAGCCGCTTGTAAGGCATCTGTAAAGCCACCTAGAGGATTGGTTGCAGATAACTTTATTGCTGCGGTCTGACTAGCCAATAACTCTTGCGCTAGGTTTCCAGCCTCAGTTGCGTTGCCTAGAAGAATCGCTTGTTGCAGTTTAAGGCGTAGGGTTTCATCGGCAGTTACTTTGCCCATAAGCGCAGCTGTATTCTGGATTAAGTCCATATCCATAACTTTAGATGATCCATCAAGAACGGCTTGCGCCTTCTTTAACGCTAATTGCTTTGTCTGCTCAGCGGTTAATTTCTTGGTGTTAGATACTATGGTTGATGTTATTTTGCTTGTAGCCTTAGTATTTTCAACAATCTTCTTTGAGTTGCGAACAGACTTAATCTCAGCTTTACCCGCTTTTCTGAAGAACTCTAGGTAAGAACCAACCACCGGAATGGATTGAAGGCTAAACAACCCTTTAAGCAGGTTAGCACCAGGAATAGATTTAATCTTTTCAATCATCACGCTTATGCCTACAATGACTTCAGCAATAGAGGTGGAGAAGTCATCCATAGCATCACTAAGGTTTACAATGTTGTTATCTGAAAGGTTAGACAGGGCAATAACTAAACCCTCGCCAATGGTTTCTTTAGCGTTCTCAGTTGATACTTTGAGAAGGTCTAATTGGCCTTTGTAGGTCTGAACGGCTGCTAACGCATCGCCTTTGAAATTATCGCTTAGGCTGGTAATAATTTGGTTTAGATCGCCAGATGCAACTGTGGCTTTGCTAATACCGCCGCCAAGCCTGGTCAATGAAGCGTAATTTCCTAGATAAGCCTTGCTTAGCGCTGAGCTGACTGCTGCTACATCTTTGCCAGTTCCAGCTGATATGTCTAAGGATAGGTTGAGAAGTTTTTGAGCCTCTGCATAATCCCGTGTCGCGATGAGCAAAGATTGGAAAGCAGGGCGAAGGGCATCATCTAATACACCTGTGGCTTGCTGAGTCTTGCTAATAAACTTTTCGACATCAACGCTGTTAAAGGCTAAGCCTAAGTTTGATAAAGTTTTACTAAGTTGCGCGGCTGCCGCGTCATCTTCAACAAAGGCTTTCAGGGATTGCTGGCCAAAACGGAAAGCGCGTTGCGCACCTGCTAAGCCGATATAACCAGCCGCTAAACCTTTTACGGCTTTAGTTAAACCAAGAATATCTTTGTTGGCTTTATTAAAGGCTGCCTTGCCTTTGTATTCGGCTCCAATGCCGACCATTAAGTCTGTTGTTGCCATGACTAACCTACCCTTGCTCTAAACTTAGCGGCTGCGCCTTCAATGGCCTTAATAACTGCTGCGTTGGTCTTGCCACCATCTTCAGCCCAGGCACGATAAATCAAGCGGCCTTTCATATAACGGCCACGTCTACCTGATCCTGGGCGTGTATTGCCTTGAGCAATAGGGCTAGCGTTCTCTAACGCTCTAATGAATTGAGAACCGGCTTGTGGGTTATTTGAATGGCTAAAGTTCTTGTTAGTTCTAGGTGTGCCTTTAGGGGCTTTCTGCATACCAGTAGGGTTCTTACGCCCTGCGGTTTCAAAGATAGCGCCTGAAGCAGTCTTGTTATGAATTGAAGCTGCATAAGAGAAGCCACGTCTGTTTGGCTTAGTTGGTGTAGTTTTGTAACCAATACCTCTACGCATAAGAGTTGCGTTATAGATAGGCCACTTTCCGGTCTTGCTATCGCCGCGCCAATGCGATGGCGTAAAGTCTGAAGGAATAAAGCCACGAGCCTTTTTAACAATAGGCTGTAATACAGCAGCTACTTCAGTGCGTAGTTCTGCTGCTAAGTCTGGCTCAAACTTGCGAAGTGCAGTCTGGAGTTGGCTAGCGCCTTTTAGCGTTGTTGCCATTGTTTATCTCCTTTGACCTGTCCTTCATAGCCATCAAATAAGTCTTGAACATTCGCACATCCATATCTATAAAGGATTGTGCAGGAATTCCCGTCTCTAGGCTCATTCGTGCAATGAGGTAGTGAAGGGAATCCCTAGTTAGTCCAAAGGGTCATCATCAAGAACTTCCACACGCACAAGCGAGTCCAGGAAATCTGCGCCGAAAGGTTTGACAGTTTCTCCCGATCTACGGATGCACTCCCAGGCTAACCAATAAACGTCAGACTGCTTCTCATCCTCACGGAAGGCTTTGTGCAAGCCTTTCTTTGCATAGATTTCAAAGGCGAATTCTATTGCTGGTGTGATTACGTGAGTGGTATCGCTACCATCCACCCTTACTATTCTTAACTTTGCCATGTTAGCCCTTTTCTTTTAGTTGTTTAGAATGTTCCTGTAGTTGCTAGAGCAGTTGTGCTGTTGCAGGTAAAGGTGATGTCAAACATTGCTTCATCAGCAACTGCGCCTGAAATATCAGGAATGTTGTCAATAAGGATTGTGCCTGTGTAAAGTTTGTTTGTTGCTGATACTACTGCTACCTTATCTTGAATTGCTGAGAAGGCTACGGTTGTGCCGTATGCAGCTTGTAAAGTAGCAAGGACTGACCCTGCTGCTGTGTCATTCAAGAATGATACTGTGATGGTGTCAGCTGAAAGTCCAGTAACGAACTTGTGCGCTGTATCGCCCATAGCAGTAACTTCTAGTTGGTCTGATTGGCGGTTTAGTGTGAAGGCTGTAACGTGATCTGATAGATCAACTGTTGCAATCTTAAAACCAACTTTGTTGTTTAAGAAAATTGCCATTGTTTATTCCTCGTCTTTCTTGGCTGGTGCCTTTGGGGTGGATTCAATTTGACCAATCTTTTTCAGAAAAGCCAAATCCTCAGGTGTTAGATTATTGGTCATTTTTAACTCCAACTCGTAAGAATACTCACACGTATTTCCGTTGTGAGAAGGTCTCCAGCTGTTGTATCAACTGATACCCCAGACACAGAGCCAATGTTATAGTTTAGCGTAGACGCAGCTAGTTTCGTGAATACATCAACAATAAAATCTTCCATGCTTGCAAGTGAACCTTGATTGTCAAGTAATGGTAAATAAAGTTTAATTCTAAAGTTAGCCAAAGGTGCAACAGTTATATGTTGATTATTGCTTGGAACAATATAAGGATCATCAGGTTCTACAACCACGCTGTTGGCCAACGGGCTGGCAGGTGGAAAAGAAAATACCTGCCATACCGCTGGATTACTTAAAGCCGTTGCAATGGTAGAACGGAGAGTTCCCTTCTTTCT